CGAAAAAGGTGAAGAAAAAGGTTGACATCGGGATAGGATCCTGCTATAGTAGTTATTCAGTCGCTCGTGATAAATAGATAAAAGGAACGCAAAATGAAAATTGCAGAAGTACTCAACGAATCTAAGCACGACGATTGGGACGATGAAGATGAAATCGTCGGTGATCCTGATCAGGATAAAATCCCTCACATTCTGATGCAGTTGAAGAAGGCTGTTGACGTTGGTGGTAACTATCCTATCACTTTCAAGGATGGTAAGAAGTTCAACATTCCTATGAACGTCATCCTTGCATTCATGCATAAGTACAGTGACCTGAAGCCGATGGATCGTGAAGAAATGCAGAGCGTTGCTGCTAAGAGCAAAGATGATTTCATCTCTGTAATTCAGGGTTTCAACCGCTCCCCTGCTCCCCGCAGCATCTACTAATAAATATGTAGTTATTTTCCCATTCCTATCACTAAATAAAAATAAGCCCTAGTGAAAGCTGGGGCTTTATTTTACTAAAAGAAGGATGATGTGGGATGGGTGATTTTTTCAAACTGGTTGCCGACGTAGGTTTTCCTATTGCAGCAGCAATAGCAGCAGGGTATTTTGTATTCCTGACGTTGAAATTTATTCTTGCCGGAGTAACCGGTAGCGTCAGTGGAATGAAAAACATCATTACATCGCTTGACAATCGTGTTAAGACAATGAACCATGACGTTATTCGTATTGATGCTGTGGTCTCTAATGCACTCGGACTCAAGCCAGACGTAGACAGAATCTCACGTTCTGACGGTAAAGATGATGCGAGGAAAGACTAATGGGACCAAACATAGCTAAATTAATCAGTGAGTATGGGTTTCCCATCGTTGCTGCTTTCGGCATGGGATATTTTGTATATTATGTATGGAAGTGGGCAACTACCGAAGTTAAGCCTGTGTTGAGTGAGGCGAACAACACACTCGTCGCCTTGATTGATCGTATCAGAATGTTAGACAATGATTTGATTCGTTTAACTCAGAAAGTAAGCACTGTACTACATCTGCGTGGTAAATCCATTGAACGTGAACGTATAGAAGCTGAAAAGATAATCAATGCAGTAATAGAACAGGATAAAAAGGTATAAGGCTATGCTGAAAAGAGTTTCAGTATTATTGCTACTTGTATGCAGCCCTGTGCAAGCAACCGAGATAGTATATCAATTTAAAAATCCATCGTTCTCTGGCAATAACGCCGGAGCGCAATGGCTAACGATTGAAAACCAAGAGACTCTACGCAAGAAAGCCATACAGGATAAGATAGAAGCTGAACTCAAAGCAAAAGCTCTTGAAGAAAAGAACTCTATTCTAAATCGCTTTTTGAACAATCTACAATCTCGTATATACTCACAGTTGGCTCAGCAGTTAACTAACAATCTATTCGGACAAACAGCCGGAGACTCTGGGGAATTTACTCTTGAGGGTAATGTGATTAAGTATGAGAAAACTGACACTGAGATTAAACTAATAATCATTGATGACAACGGCAATCAAACAGAAATCATAGTTCCTACTAGCGGATTTAAATGGTAATGAATTGGAAACTTCTTGTATTACCACTATTATTAAGTGGTTGTGTGGCGTCTGGACCTGCTGGTCTTCAATTAAAAGAAGATCCAGTGAGGATGAATACACAGATAAAAGAGTTATATAATCTTCCTGCTCCAGTACAACAAGCTGTTGTAGCAGTATATGATTTTCCTGATATGACAGGACAACGCAAAGATAAAGATGGTATAGCAAGTATATCAACCGCTGTTACACAAGGAGGAACTCCTCTGTTAATAGCTGCACTTAAAGATGCAGGCGGCGGAACATGGTTTAGAGTAGTAGAGCGTAATCGTGTAGATGATCTTGCAAAAGAGCGTCAGATTGTTCGTACAACTCGTGAAGAATACGTTGGTGAAGGTGCAAATAAACTACAACCAATGTTATTTGCTGGTCTTATTGTCCAGGGCGGCATCATCGGTTATGATACTAATATACAGACCGGTGGAATAGGGGCAAGATATCTCGGTATAGGCGGGACAACTAGTTATAGAAAAGATCAAGTAGTAGTAGCATTAAGAGCGGTAAATACTAATACCGGAGAAATAATTCTGAACGTGCAAGTTTCAAAAACTGTGTTATCTGTAGGAAGAGACCTCTCTCTTTTCAAATTCGTAGATGTTGGTACGAAACTAGTTGAAGCAGAAGCTGGCATGTCAGAGAATGAAGCAAATACAATGGCAGTTAAGATGGCCACAGAAGAAGCAGTTTTACAGTTGATCAAGCAAGGTGTCGAGAAAGGGTACTTTACATATAAGGAAACAAAACAATGAATTTTAAATCAGTGGTATTCGTTATGGCTATGATGACTAGTTCGTTGGCGTTAGCACAATCAGTGCAGCCGCAATCAACAACTAATTCAATCTATATTGAACAGGTAGGGGATGACAGTAATATTACTATTGTTCAAAAAGGACAGAACAATAGAATCGGATCCGAACAAAATAGACTAATACTTAACGGTAACGGACAGATACTTAATACAACACAAGAAGGTAACAATAACCTTATTCAGGGTGCTATTGTTCAGGCAGATAATTTTTCATCTGATACTACGGTTACTGGTGATAGCAACACTATAACCTATGATCGCGGTGATGCTGCCAGTGTATCTGGATCGTCTGAAACAGTAGTAGTTACCGGTAGTACAAATAATCTTACATTCAATCAAGGCACTGCGGCATCAGCTACTGGTGCTACTCAAACTATTGAGATAATCGGTGATACAAACACACTTGTATCTACTATAAACGCAGATGACGTAGTGAACACTAAGACAATAGCAGGTGATGGAAACAATATTAATACATTCCAAAATGGAACAGCCGGAAAAAACATTGAAATGATTCTTACCGGTAATACTAATACGGTAGAAATAAAGCAGACGAGTACAAATAATGTCGATACACTTAAGATCGATAGCACGAGCAGCGGCAGTACTATTACTATTAATCAGTGCAACGCCGGAGGCCCATGCTAATATAGGTAAGGTTACGCAAAATCGAGGCGTAAGCGAGGTCGTACGGAAAGTCACAAAGCTGCCTGTACGACCTCAATTACCTATAGATAAAATGGACAAGGTGCAGACTGGTAATGGTAGAGTTGAAGTAACTTTCGTAGATGACTCCACTGTCAAAGTTACTGAACACTCTAAACTCGTGATTGACGATTTCGTATACAGTGGCAAGCCATCCACTTCAAGAATGGCTCTCAAGTTTGCATCCGGAACTGTTAGATTTGCGACAGGACAGTCCGGTAAGATGAACAAAGGTAACATCAATCTTAGAACACCCACAGCAACTATAGCTGTTAGAGGTACAGACTTTGCAGCAACAGTAGATGATTTCGGAAAGAGTCTCATAATGTTGCTTCCAGAACCAGACGGCTCAGTCGGAGAAATCACAGTATCAAATGCTGCTGGTGTGGTCATTCTTAATAAAGCATTTCAAGCTACTATAGTTTCTACCGCAGACAGTAGCCCATCTAAGCCTGTTATTCTAAATCTAACCCTTGATCAGATTGACAATATGTTAATTGTATCTCCTGCGGAAGAAGTTAAGTCAGAAGAAATGGCTGAAGCTAAAGCTAACATATTAGATTTGTCAGAACTTGATATCGATTACCTCGCAAAAGATGATCTACAGGAAAATCAGCTAGCCAGTTCAGAACTTGACATCAATACGATTAACTCAGACTTCTTAGCGGAAGATTTTCTTGATTCCGCTGATGGGAATGACTGTGTGACAAAAGACAATACGAAACTTTGCGGAACTACATTTGGTCTTAATAATACTACACAGATTACTACTATCATGTCAGGGGACTATTTACGACTTGCCAGAACACTCAGTACAACAGTTGACATTGTTGTGAAGAAGGATTCAAATAAAACACTATTCATTGACAGTAATGGAAAATCATTTCTAATTGAAATAAACGAACCGGCCGGAGGAACTATCATCAATGTTAAACAAAGCGAGTAAAATTTTATTATCACCGTGGTTAGCTGTAGCTACAGTAGTGCTATTGCTATCAATAAAGTTGATGAATCCGTTCCTAGTTGATAGTATGAAGTTAAAGTACTATGACTATTTGATGTTGGGTGAGTCGGTTAAGTCAGAGCAAATTGTAGTTGCAAATATCGGGGAGAAGGCAATTGAAAAATATGGACAGTATCCGTTTCCAAGGGAAACATATAGCAAAATTATTAGGGATCTTTATGGGGCAAACGCTGGTATCGTTGGCATTACTATACTTATGTCTGAGCCTGATCGGATGGGGACTGACAGAGTACTATCAGATACCTTAAAACAATATCCAGTTGTACTAAGTCAGACTCTATCTGACACTTGTACTAGGAATAACGTTCAGACTCGTCGTACAGGCGTTGCTGTAATTGGAGACGGGCAACCGACTGAGTTTCTCCCGAATTATCCGTGTGTTCTTGATAATATTTCAATGCTTCAAGAAGGTGCTGCAGGCGTCGGTATAACAACTTCGCTTCCAGAGACTGACGGGGTAGTGCGTCGAATCCCTCTAATAGGGACTTCAAAGAACGAATACTATCCTGCATTTGCTCTTGAAGTGTTGCGTGTTGCTGCGGGTGATCCGTCGTATCAAGCGAAAATAAGTCTAACTGGGGTTGAAGCATTGCGTGTTCCTCAATTCGGAAAAATAGATACCGATGAATACGGTAGAGTATTTATCAACCCAAATTATAAGTTTCAGTCATTTGAGGTTGGTGAGAAGGTTCCTGATCTAACTGGGAAAATTGTAATTCTTGGTGTAACCGCCAGTGGTCTAAGTAACCCTGTAGCGACTCCCTCAGGTGCCCAGTATCCCCATCAGTTGCAAGCGAGTGTTCTTCAAACTCTGCTAAACGGTGATGCAGTGTCGATTCCGAACTGGGTAGGTCTTGTTGATCTTTTAGCATTTGTTGTTCTTTCCCTTGCTGTCATCGGTCTGTCTAACGTGCGTTACTCTATCGTATGGATCGGTTTATTGATCGCGGGATATATGTATGCACCTATATATTTGTTCAGTCATAGCAAGATATTATTTGATATTTCATTCAACATTCTTGCTGCACTTCTTATTTATATGCATGTATATAGTGTTAAGTTTATCAGTGAATATCTACAAAAGCAACAAATTAAAAAGCAGTTTGGCACTTATTTAAGCCCAGACCTTGTTGCAAAACTTCAGAGAAACCCAGAACTATTGTCTCTAGGCGGTGACGAAGTAGAACTTAGTATCATGTTCACTGATGTTCGTGGATTCACTTCTATCTCAGAACACTACGGTAAAGATGTTCAGGGCTTGACAAAGATCATGAACCGTTATATGACAACTATGACGAAAGCAATTCTAGAGAACAACGGAACGCTAGATAAATATATCGGCGATGCTCAGATGGCGTTCTGGAATGCACCAGTCAACAACGATCAACACGCCAAAGATGCAGTTAAGACTGCGTTTGAAATGATGAAGGCATTGGAAAAATTCAATGAAGAAATTAAAGAAGAAGGTGTACCAGCTTTTGGAATGGGTCTCGGTATTAATACTGATACTGTTGTTGTCGGTAATATGGGTAGTGATCAGCGTTTCGACTATACTTGTTTGGGGGACGGCGTTAACCTTGCATCTCGTCTCGAGGGCCAAAGCAAACCTTATGGCGTTAAAATTATCATTGGACCCAAGACTGCTAGCGCGGTTTTGGACACGTACCAAGTAGTAGAATTAGACTTGATAGCAGTTAAGGGCAAGACCGAGCCTGCTAGAATATACACAGTTTTACCATTTAGTGACGCATCGGCTGAACAACAGCATAACAAGTTCTTAGAGTTATATCGTAAGGGTAACTGGGATGTGGCTGAAAGATTTGCTAATGACTTGAAAACATGTTGGAACAATGAGCTAAATAAGTATTATGATGCGATGTTAGAACGCATCCAGGAATACAAGAACACTCCCCCAGCAAATTGGGATGGAGTATTTAGGGCAACATCAAAATGAATATGCCCGTTAAAAAAATTCACACACATTTACAGAGTTAAATATTATTAGCTGCATATCAAAAATGTGCAGTACTTTTAACCTAAAAGGAAACATAAAAGTATGAAGAAGTTAATTGTAATCGCAGCACTCGCAATGGCTGCTGTAACTACCCCAGCAATGGCTGACACTATCACAGGCGAAGTGAAGTTCAATGATGTCCGTTCAGGTCGTCCAGACGCTACATCATATAAGCTTGAGTACATGGCCGATGTAACTACTAATGTAGTAGCTGGTGCTGAAGTCCAGGTGAGTCAGCCAGAAGATGGCGGCTCTGCTAAGACTAGAGTATCAGTGAAGGCAGGCTACGTCCTTCCGGAAGTTCTCGGAATCCACACTGTTGCATACGGTGAGATTGGTGAAGCTTTTGCTGACAAGGTAACTACTAGAGTCGGTAACCGCAATGTCGTAACTGGCGGAAACTATACACTTTGGGGCGCTGGTGTAAAGGCTAGCCGTCATATATATGGTCCAGTCTCGGTTGTAGCTGGTTATCGTCACCGCGAGGGTTTCGAGAATGCATCTGGTGTAAAAACTGATCGTCTCAATGCAGGTCTTTCGTATGCATTTCGTGAAAATACTTCGGTAACTGCAAACTATTACCGCACTCGTGGTACTGCAAACATCGATGCTATCGGCATTGCGATTGCACAGAAGTTTTAATTTAAACTAACTGTGGACTATATAACGGCGGGAAGAAATTCTCGCCGTTATTTTTTGGGCATTAAATACATACATGAAAATTGGTCTTAGTCAGAAGATATTGAACCACAATGGTAGACCTCATGATGCCATCGACCATGGTTGGTATTCGATCCTTACTGGACATAGCCTTTACTTTCTACCCAACACAAATAATCAACAGTTCGACCTTGTAGCTGATAACATAGACTCGCTGATACTTACCGGTGGCGATTCTTCTGAATTGAGACAGAGCGTAGAGCTAAGTTTAGCAAACAAGATGATGGAACGCGGCAAGCCTGTAGTAGGAATTGCTCAGGGAGCATTAGCAATAGCTGACATATTGGGTGCTACTCTAGAGCCAATAAAGAAACACGTAACAGTAAACTATCCTATAATCTATCACGGCGAAGTGTTAGAAGTAACAGGAGATCATGCTACCGGTATTCTAAAGAACGAAGCAGGTGTTGAGATACTGTGTACTGATCATAATGGGTACACCGAAGCATTCATAAAAGATAATGTTGCCGGTGTGTTGTGGAATCCAGAACGGATGATTAAACCTTGGATTCCCCCCGAGATCGCATTGTTACTCAGAATCTAATTTCTCATACACAAAGTATAAACGACCGTTCGAATCCTTCTTGAATTCTAGTAATTTCAAGCTATACTTCTCAGCAAATTCATTAACGACAGCAAAAGACCAAGGGAAGATTTCTACATAGGGTCCGTTCTTGTGAGGAATACCTGGATTAGCTCTCAAATAGAATCTTCCTCCCTTTTTCAATAGGTCAACGCAATGACTAAAACGTGCTTCAATCTCATCTTTGCTGTTAAAGTTGATTGATCCTAAAGCAATAATAACATCATGTGATTCGGACTTGACTTGATACTCTAGGATATCAACTTGATAATCTGCTAAGTTATTGTAGGGGTCAATACCCACAATGTTCTGAATTCTACCCTTAAATGGATGGTAGCCGCAACCTACGTCAAGAACTGATTGCGGTAATAGCTTGTTGACTTCCTCCACTAACTGCCAACCGGTATAAGTAAATTCGTCAGTGCGCGGCCTCCAAATCTCTCCGAAGAAGCGTTTGATATAGCGTTCGCTCAGTTGATCAGTGATCCCACTAAGTGACCCTACAAAGTCAGAATTCAAGTTTAACTCATTCTCAATAGCATCCTTGAACTTGCGATACCGTGCAGGTGTCCAAGGTAATTCATCTACTATAGTGTCCTTATCAAACACTAGTTTAGAGAATTTAGGAAGCTTAAATGCTTCTTCCAAATTTTCCTTCAACAGTCCAAAAATTATGTTGTTCATCCAAATTTCCCGTAAGTAATGATAAATATTCTCATGATGAGAAAATTATTAAATACTTATCATAGAAACGTACTCACTAAAGGAAAACGCAAATGACTACATCAAAAGATTTCGTAGCTAAGATCGTAGCTGATAACAAGGCACTCTTTGAAGCATCAAAGATGAACGTTAAGGCTTATTTCGAAAGCAATCCCTCTAAGGAAGCTCTCGTAGATCACTTCATCGGCCGCATGGTCAATGAGCGCATGAATATGGTTGAAATTGCTAATCAGGTAGCAAATCTTCCAGCTAACACTGACCCTGTTGAGCTTCAGCTTCTCTCAAAGCAAGCTTATGACGAAGCAGTACACTTCCGTATGGTTAAGGAAGTGATCGAACATATCACTGGTTCAGAACTTGACGTAGAAGCCGCAATCGCTGCTGAAGCTGCAACGCCAACTGCAAAGGGCGCTGGCCTTCTTGCTAAGTACGAAGCCGAAGCTGACGAAGCTGCTCTTGCTGCATATCAGCTTGTAGCTGAAGGCCGTGCAGAAGCAGTTTGGGATCAGATGGCAGATTGCATCGAAGACGAATTCATTTCTTCACGTTATGCAAAGATCGCTAAGGACGAGGGTTTCCATAGCAAGATCGGTGCTCGTAAGTTAGAAGAACTCGCAACCGACGAAGCAACACAGACTCGTATTGCAACTCTAGTAGAAGCAATGCGTAAGGACTTGTTTGATATTTCGTGCAAGAACACTACTGAAGTTCCTGCTGCTAAGGCTCTTGTAAACGAAGCATACGGCTGGTAAAGAAAGACTGGGGACGGACAAACAATACCCTCACTTGAAACGGGGGTCCCGTCCCCAACTTACATAATGGCAGAAAAACAACTTCTTATTCTCACCGGACCACAAGGAGCTGGAAATCATCTCTGGTCTAAAATCTTTTCACTTCATCCCGAAGTGTATGGCTGGAAATCGCTTTTAGAAAACTATTGGGAAGCGCATCGCTTCTCCGAACCCTTTGCACAACATTGGAAAAATCATGACCTACTCAAAACTTTCGATTGGTCTCAAAGAGACTTATATTTTACTTCTATCAGTTGCCCCCTGGGCATACATGGATCTGAGATTAATCCCATTTGGAATCCTGATATACGTGGCTTTGCTGATACTGTGCGTTCCTTCGGTATTGATGTTACTTTTGTCGTTTGCGGACGAGACCAAACGATCCTCCGAAATCAGCAAACTAGAATCAGAACTGGAACGACGATACAGTATCTCTTATCACAACTAAGTGACATAGATGATCCAGTGTTCTTATCATATGAATTATTGTATCTTTATAAGCAAGACTATCTCAAGAGTTTAAAACTCAACATTCCCGTTGCTTGGGATGACCCTCGTATTGATGAAATACTAGCAGAGGATCCTAATGAGAAATACATTCAATATATAGAGTACAATGAACTTGATAATGGTAACAAGTTCGGTACTACATTCACAGAGAAACCGCAGTGAATATAAATTTCAATACTGACAATTTAGTGATATCATCGTACCCTCGTTTTGCCGGGGGCAAGTTTCTAGTAAATTGTTTGGGTCTAAGTGATGATGCAGTATTCCAAGATGCAATTCTAGCAGACAAACAACTTGAAGGGACCTTCAATAATTCAGATAAGATTGATTATATAATGAATGCTTTGGATAACCATCGCTACGACACTTCTAAACTATGGAATGACTTGAAGTTGGGGTGTGTTCAACTATTCAGCTCCACTGAAATTGATTATTCACCTTACAAAAAAGTGAACCTAGAATGGGAAAAGCCCTACATCGCAGCAGCAAAGATTGTAACTGTGAGAGGAGTAACTTTAAAGCTAAACGATACTGTTGATCGTTTATCACATAACCGTTATAAGTTTTTCATAGGTTCACATGTTATAAACAATCTAACTAATATGCTAACTGTATGGAGCAATGCTAAAATAATAGCGTTTAAGAATACTACTAATTTTAGAAGACTACGAGCAGGGACCTTTTATTCAGAAAATGAAAAGTTAGATAGCATTACCTTATGGGATAATGAATTGTCAGAATTTCTAAGTGATAAAGAATTAGATGTATATTGGTTCGACAATAACCTTTACTTTAGTGAAGAAAGAACTATCAACGAGATTAGCAAACTATACACCTGGTTAAACTTGTCTGGGTTTGACGAAGCTGCTATCTCTACTTACTACAGAAGATGGATTAAAACATGTCTACCGATCGACCTGATAAAACTAAGAAACTCCTAATCATAACGGGTCCGCAGGGATCAGGTAACCATCTATTCAGTAGATTGTTTAGCCTTCATAAAGATGTGGGTGGTTGGAAAGAACTGCAAGATGAGTACTGGATACCGAGCGACCAAGAAACGTTTGCAAAGTATTGGGTACATCCTGAACAACTGTCCGACTTTGACTTCTCAGCGTATCAGCATTGGGTAGCAAACGTATCTGTTCCTTTCGTCTATGATGGGGTAAGGCAAGTTCCTAAAATTCTAGAGTTTGCCGAACAAGCCAAGGAACTTGGCTTTGAAGTTTCTATAGGTATAATCGTCCGAGATCAAAACATCAATAAGCTACAGCAACAGCGTGTGAGGAAAGAAATAACAATTAACACTGCTCTACAATACTACGAAAGATTACTAGATAGTGACTTTCCTGTTCACTTTGTGGATCATGAGGCATTCTTTTTGCACAAAGAGCATTACTTGAAATGGCTTAGTAAGATTCTAAACTTCCCCATTGATTACGAGAATGAAGTATTAATGAGATTTATTAATAGTAATGAGGATGCTAATTCTAAATATGTAAAGTATGTTGATGAGTATTGGTTAGATGAGCGTGTTTGGAATGGACTCAAACCTAAAAAGGAAAGAGGATTAGAATGAAAATAGTACTAAGCCAACGCTTGATGTATCATAACGGCATTGCGTATGATTGCATTGAGCATGGATGGTATACCTTTCTACAAGCACATGAACTATTCTTCTTACCAAATGCTTTAAACATACCATTTGATATTTTAGCAGACAACACTGATTTGTTCATTATTACTGGTGGAGACGATAGCACACTGAGAAGAACTGTAGAAATCAAACTCGCTACTCACATGATGCAACGAAACAAGCCTGTCTTAGGGGTGTGTCATGGTGCATTTCTTCTTACTGATTTGTTAGGTGGAATATTAGAACCCGTAGAGGGACATAGAAACGTAGAACATAGTCTTATATACAATAACAGCATGGTTAAGGTAAACAGTCATCATGACTTGGCAATCACAAGATTGCACGGGTCTGCAACTCCTCTTTGTTTTGATGAGCAGGGCAACATAGAAGCATTCATTGACGGCAAGCTAGCTGGTATAGTATGGCATCCTGAACGAATGAGTGATCCTTGGTTGCCAAATGAAATACTAAACTTATTAGGATAGAACATGAGAAAATATATATTCGTAGCAGGAGCTCCTGGCTCAAAGTGGAGCAGCGTAGTGAAGAATATCTACTTTAGTCCTTCAGTAGATCAGACTGACTATAGTGAAGAAAGAACATATCGACATGATGCATCAGGTTCGGTTGAGTTAATGCACTTAGGTGCATACTTTGATCCTGGAATGGAGTTTGGTAAATTCTTTGATGACTTAGGGTCGTTTAGCAAAGAAGATTGTGAGAGAGAATTCGATAAGCCATTCAACGGTGAGGGTGTGCGTATCATCAAGAGCCACGTTTTTGCTCATCATATTGACTTTATCAAAGAAAATTGGCCTGAATGCCCTATCGTGTTAGTGCATCGTCCAGATGATGCTTGCTTAGGATGGTGGGTACGGTGTGGTCATTTCAATATCACATATCCCACGTATAATCAATACTATAAAGATTTACGTATAATGTCATACAAGATCAATGAACAAAACAAAGACATTCGTGCTGCTTGGGACAAATACAAAGTGCGAGAACTTGAGACTAACATCGATCTAGCTGCTCATTTGACTATCGAAACACCTCCTGAAAGATATTGGCAAAATTATAAAAGTGCTGACATACAAGTAGGAGTGATATGAAAAGTAGCTGGAACGATACTGTAGCGAACAGTACGTATCATTTTGATCCAAAGAAAACAGACTTCTCTTGGGATGTTCTCAAACATCACGGTAGGATAGATAATACTTGGGAAAATGATCTTGCTGCTATCATTGAAAACAGTAGACCGGCTACTTGGGAAACTCGTGGATATAAGGGTGAAGGAATACCGGGCCCAAGAGAAGACTTGATAGCCGAAGAGTATGACATTGAACGGACAGGGGCTGATCCAAAGATGATTATCACGCATCTGAACTGGGACATACCCGAAAGTCTACACAAGATTACTGAGCAGTTTGGTTTGGATGATTGTATGGAACGTATCCATGTTCAATGGCCTGGACAGGTATGGACCCGACATATCGACAAGCTACAAAAGTGGAATCCAGAAGATCCTAGTAAAGTTATGCGAATCCTTGTCCAACTCACTGATTGGCAACCCGGACAATTTTGGGAGTACGGCAACTATAATATGAAATACTGGTCAGCGGGCGATGTGACTTCTTTTGATTGGGCCAATATCCCGCACTGTACTGCTAATGCCGGACATCATCCTAGAGTCACATTTCAGATTACTGGAATTAAAACTAGTAAGACTTCTGAGTTTCTAAAAAAGTTAAGATAAATACTTGAATGAGAGCAACCGAACTACTTGCCGAATCAGCCGTTATGGAATTAGCCAAAGAACTACCCAGTTTGGCTAAGCATGACTACAACTCCATTGACAAGTTGATGCGTAAGATTGCCAAGAAGAATCATATTACTGGTAAGGCTCTACACGATCTTTTTCTTAGAAAGTATAAGAAGACTCCCGATAGTTGGATCAAGGATGTTAAGGAAGAAGAGGTTGACAGCAGCGAATTAGATATTAAGGCTGAAGTCGAGAAGTTTGCTGAATGGGCAATGCGCCGTGTTCATCTAGAAAACCCAATTAAGATTGATCTAAGCTACGATACTAAGGAAGCACAAGACAATCATCACACTGGTCGTCACACTATGGGTGATCCAACTATTTGGGTCTACGCAGCAAATCGTAATCTAGTAGATATCCTTCGCACCGTCTTCCACGAAATCGTACATTGCCGTCAGGGCGAATTGGGTATGATTCAGCCTGGGGATTCTTATCCCGGATCGCCTATAGAAGCGATGGCTGACATGTTAGCTGGTAAATATATGAAGATTTACGGCGAAAAGAATCATCACATCTATCAATAAGGTAACCAATATAGTTGAATTCTCTACGTAGTCTGTTATACTAACTAGACTATAAGGAGAATCCATGACAACTCGTACTTTTAATAATGAAGCTAAGGTAAAGCTGACCCAACTCGTAAATGAGGGTATGGCTGTAATGCAAGAGATTGAAACCCTTAACGAAGGTCTCAGTGACACGATTAAGGCAATCGCTGAGGAACTTGAAGTTAAGCCTAGCGTATTGAAGAAGGCAATTCGTGTTGCCCATAAGTCTCGTCTTGCAGAGACTAATCAGGAAAACGAAGAACTTAATACTATTTTGGAGACAGTCGGTAAGACTAGCTGATGTCGTACATTGACGCAATCTTAGAACAGAGCGCGGATAGAGTCTACGTAGTAGAGCGTACTCCCGAGGGTAAGCGGGCTTATAAGGAATATAGTACCAACTATGTTCTTTATTACGCTGATCCAAAGGGGAAACAACGTTCTATCTACGGAGACCCTGTAACTCGTTTCTCTACACGTAAACGTGCAGAATTCGAGAAGGAGCGCAGAATTCACTCTAACAAGCAATTGTTCGAGAGTGACGTTAATGTGGTCTTTAGGTGTCTTTCTGAAAACTACCTAAACGTAGAACCTCCGAACCTTCATACTTGCTTCTTCGACATTGAAGTGGACTTTGACCCAGAGCGTGGTTTCAGTCCCACAGATGATCCGTTCAATCCAGTGACTGCAATCACGTTGTACCTTGATTGGCTGGATCAACTGATCACTCTTGCAATTCCTCCGAGACACATGACGGATGAGACTGCACAAGAGTTGGTCAAAGACTTCCCGAACACGTTCTTGTTCCGAAGCGAAATCGAAATGTTCGATACGTTTTTTGATCTTATCGAGGATGCAGATGTTGTTACTGGTTGGAACTCGGAAGGGTATGACGTTCCCTACATGGTGAATCGTGTTACTCGTGTGATGAGTAAGAATGATACTCGCAGGTTCTGTCTGATGGGACAGCTTCCGAAGACTCGTACATATGAGCGTTTCGGTAAGGAAGAACAGACATATGACTTCGTTGGTCGTATTCATCTTGACTATCTACAACTCTACAAGAAGTATAACTACGAATCTCGTCACAGTTATTCACTTGACGCAATCGGTGAGTATGAATTAGGTGAGCGAAAGACTCAATACGAAGGGTCGCTGGATCAGCTATACAACAAGGACTTTAGAAAGTTCATTGAGTATAACCGTCAGGATACTATGCTCGTGTTCAAGATTCATAACAAGCTAAAGTTTCTTGACCTTGCAAATGCACTAGCACATGAGAACACTGTACTGCTTCCGACTGTTATGGGATCAGTGGCAATGATTGAAATGGCAGTCATGAACGAAGCACATGCTCGTGGATTCATCGTTCCAGACAAGAAGCGTAAAGAATCTTACGGCGAAGTCTCACAGGCTGCGGGTGCTTATGTTGCTACTCCACACAAGGGCATTCACGAATGGGTAGGAGCAGTTGACATTAACTCTCTGTATCCTTCTGCTATTCGTGCGTTGAACATGGCCCCCGAAACTATTGTAGGTCAGATTAGGCAAACGCTCACTGATCAATACATGACCGAGAAAAGCCTCTCACTAGCTAAAGACAAGCGTAAGAAGAAGAACGGTGATGATGCAGAAGCAGTCACTGGTGCTGTTCTTTGGGAAGGGTTGTTTGGTTCACTAGAGTATACTGCTGTGATGAACCAAGAGCGTGGAACTACGCTCACGATTGATTATGCTGATGGTCGTAGCGAAGAAAAATCTGCTGCTGAAATCTGGAAGATGATCTTTGATAGTCATCGTCCTTGGATCCTTTCAGCTAATGGAACCATCTTCACTTACGAGAAAGAAGGAATCATTCCAGGGCTTCTGTCTCGCTGGTACTCAGAACGTAAAGAAACTCAAAAGCTAGCCAGAGAAGCATATGGAACAGATATGTTTGAATATTACGATAAGCGTCAGCTTGTTCGTAAGATTCTGCTAAACTCTGCATACGGCGCACTTTTGAACGAACACTGCCGATTCTACGATAAGCGTATCGGTCAGTCCGTTACATTGTCTGGTCGTCAGATTGTCAAGCATATGATGAGTCAAATCAATGAAATCGTTGAAGGTACTTATCAGCATGATGGCAAAGCTATCGTTTATGGAGATACTGACTCTTGCTACTTCACTGCGTATCCTGCACTCAAGTCTCAAATTGAAAAGGGAGAGCTAGAGTGGAGCAAGGAACTATGCATTGAGTTGTATGACAACATCGCTGACCAAGCTAACGATAGCTTCCCTGCGTTCATGGAGAAGGCTTTTCACGCCCCTCGTAAGAACGGTGAAATCATCAAAGCTGGTCGTGAGTTGATCGGTGATCGTGCTATCTTTATCACTAAGAAGCGTTATGCTATCAACATCTTTGATAAGGAAGGCAAGCGTCAAGACAATGATGGTAAGCTTGGTTCTGTCAAGGCAATGGGTCTTGATCTAAAACGTGCAGACACTCCGAAGTATGTTCAAGAGTTCTTGATGCAAGTGCTTTGCATGGTCATTCAAGAAGGTAAGAACCGCGATGATGTCGTTGACAAGATTCGTGAGTTCAAGACTTGGCTCTCTACGCAAGATAGTTGGACTAAGGGAAATCCGAAGTCTGTCAACAATCTGACCAATCACACTATCAAGTTTGAGAAGACTGGCAAGTGTGCAGTTGGTCATGCTAAAGCTGCTATCAACTATAACTATCTTCGCAGAATGAACGGAGATCAGTATAGTCAGAAGATCGTTGACGGAATGAAGGTTATCGTATGTTCGCTCAAAGATAATATGTTCGGCTTTACTTCTGTCGCATATCCCACAGACGAACTTCGACTTCCGCAATGGTTCCTTGAACTACCTTTCGATGATCTAGACATGGAACGAAAGCTAGTTGATGAGAAGATCGACAATCTATTGGGTGTTCTAAACTGGAATATCCGCGTGGATACTAATACTAATAGTACTGTAAGTGATCTTTTCAGCTTTGGTTAAACTAAAGATTGACTTTCGTAAAAAAATCCACTATTATACACACTATAACTACCTAAATACTTCTAATAAAGGAAACACACAATGAAAGATTATTTGCTCGACCTAGTTGAACATACACATGCTCTCGGTATCATTGATCTGGTTAAGATCGTAGGAACCGATGAAGAAACAGAATTCGGTGCGTATTCAGACGACCAGACTGTTGTAATCTCTGGTTCGTTTAAGACTCCGATTCCAGAATTTGCAGGCACGTTTGGTATGCCTAATCTATCTAAGTTAAAGACTATCATCGGCTTTGATGAATATGATGCCAATGCTAAGATCAATCTCGTCCGAGAAGATCGTGATGGTGAGAAGGATGTTCCTGTTCGTATTCACTTTGAGACTGCAACCGGCGACTTCGTTAATGACTATCGCTTGATGCTCAAGTACATTGTCGAAGACAAGGTAAAGAACGTTAAGTTCAAGGGCGCTACGTGGGACGTTGAGTTTGAACCCACTGTTGCTGGCATCAGTCGTTTGAAGAAGCAGGCTTCTGCTAATAGTGAAGAACTCACGTTCAATGCTAAGACTGAGAACGGTGATCTTAAGATTTACTTCGGTGATCCTTCTACTCACTCTGGTAACTTCGTCTTCCAGCCGGGAGTTGCTGGCACGTTGTCTCGTGCATGGAATTGGCCTGTCAAGGTCTTTCTTGCAATCATGGATCTTCCCGGCGACAAGAAGATTCGCATGGCAGACGCAGGTGCTGTTGAAATCGTCGTAGACAGTGGTCTTGCAACTTATCGTTATCTCTTGCCCGCACAGGCTAAGTAATGATCAAGACTGTCAATGGATCAGGAAGATATGTGATGGTCAACGGCGGAATGCCATCGACCACATACATGAACACTATGTCAGGCTACATGGGCGTAGGTGATTTACGTTTCAATTCAAACTCACAGAATGTTGAAGTTTATGATGGTCAACTGTGGAGAGAGTTGAATACATCCCACGCTTCGATTGGATTGACTCCAGAAGCAGAGTCGTTACTTGACTGGGCTAGAGAAAAGCGCAATCAAGAAATGCAAATTGAAGCATTATCAAAGTCTAATCCAACTATCGCTGATTTGGTTGAACAGAAAAAGAATCTTGATCACAAAATCAAGATGGTTCGGAATTTGATACAGGATGACGTTACCGCGTGAGTGAACAGTACATTATTTCATTCTTTCCTGGTACTTCAGGAAAACTCATAGCGCAAGTGCTATGGAGGATGATTAATGACTTAGACGAGGAGATATTGTTCACTCCGGAAAACTCTGCCCACGTGTCATATCCTTGGGAGAGTTCATGGAAGCATCCTGCTACTAATGATCCTAATCTTGCTGGACTAGATATGTTTGAGGAGTTGAGTTTTTCCGATCATGGGATACTAGCTACTCAAATGTATCCGGAGTTCGATGTTATTCGGACCCGCCTTCCGAATGTTAAACTGATAATCATATTAGTAGAAGAAGACGATCTACCGGAAATAGCATTCAATCATATTACAAAAAACACTATGGTTTCTAAACACTATCGTGGAAAGTTAGAGGCTAAAGGTTACAACCTGAATGATGATCTTTGGAAACAACTGATAATAGAACGACAGATTGATCTTAAAAGATGGTATAAGTCAAATCAAGATGATAATGATTTATACGGTAACTTTAGCAAGTATTACAAGGTACATGTACCTAAAGATTCTCTTGACAACACACTAATAATGAAGTATAGTGATATCTACAAAGAACAAGGTGATTCATTTGTTGCCCTAGAGCAGTTAAAAGAATTCACTGGTAAAGTAGCTAGCCAGTTAGTGATTAAGAGCTATAGAACATACGTAATGAATCGGAATAAGACATGGAACAAGTAAATCTCTCAGCATCACATGACCCAGATTGGGCGTTGTTTTTGCCAGCAGTCTCGTCTTTCTTCATCGCCGGGCTTGGTAAGCAGCGTGAAGGTGAAAACTATTTTGACCCAGCGAGAATCCCTGCAGCATTCAACGGTGATGTTGAGAAGCTAAATTTCCTCAATGAGAAGGAAGGCTTGTACACTTACAAGTGGGGACTGTATTCTGCTGGTCACGCAAACTTAGATATCACAAAGAATGATA